CTTTAAACCGCTTTAAAATTTTTCAACAGTTAGTTAGTTTAGTTAGTTTGGATAGTGAGCGAGGGTACTATTTTCCTAAGTGGTTTAGGTACTCTTGACTCACTTTTTTTATTAATAAAATGTTTAATTAAAACCGTTATATAGTTATGAAAATTAAAGTTAATATTCCCGAAAGTTTAGATAATATAAAATTAAGGGACTATAAGCATTTTCTAAAAGTCCAAGATCAAAACAAAGACGAGAAATTTATAAAGGCTAAAATGCTCGAGATATTTTGTGGAATGAAACTCGAGGAAGTATTAAGGTTAAAGTATAAAGACTCTGAAGAGATTGTAGAGATCTTAAATAAAACGTTTGATGCTAAGCCTCCTTTAGTCAGAAAATTTAAACTAGGGAAAATCCAATACGGTTTCCACCCGTCGTTAGATGAAATGAGCTTAGGAGAGTATATTGATCTAGATACCTATATTGGGGATTGGGATAATATAGAGAAAGCTATGAACGTTCTTTATCGGCCAATCGTTGCTAGTGTAAAAGATAAATACGCTATTGACGAGTATAAAGTAGACGACGATAAATATTTATTGGATATGCCTATGAGTGCGGTTACTAGCTCAATTTTTTTTTTGATAAAACTAGGACTAGACTTGTCGAACAATATCCAGAGCTTTTTGGAGAGGGATCAAAAGGAGATCTATCGTCAGTTTCTAACTTCGGCCGAAAATGGGGTTGGTATCAATCACTTTGGACGCTATGTGGATCAGATATTACAAAACTTGAACATATCACAAAATTAAATGTTCATACTTGTTTTACTTGGTTAGCATTTACAAAAGAAAAAAACGAGCTAGAAGCTCAAGAAATGAAAAGAAAATTTAAATGAGTAATCAAGGAATAAGAGGCTATTATCAATTAACAAATACCTTAAAGGATAAATTACTAGAGGATCAATCAATCAATACCGTAACTAGCGGGGATCTATCAGACGTCAATCTTAATAAGCAAGATATGTTTCCCCTTGCTCATATCATAATAAATAGCGTAGTAGTAGGAGAGCAAACTTTAACTTTTAACGTCAGCGTTCTAGCTTGCGATATGGTTAATATGAATAAAACTCAAACAGTCGATAGATTTACCGGAAATAATAATATGCAAGACGTTTTAAATACTCAGCTCGGAGTATTAAATAAACTAATACAATTATTAAGAAGAGGAACTTTACATACAGATAAATATCAATTACAAGGGGATCCAACCTTAGAGCCTTTTTACGATAGATTTGAAAATCAGTTAGCGGGTTTCTCGGCAACTATGGATATAATAATATATAATGATATAACAATATGTTAAAATGAAAACAGATTATCAACTTTTATTTATTAACGCTAGTACATTCGGAATCACATTGACAGACATAGACATATTATTAAAAATTATATTACTTGGAGTAACAATAGGTTATACTATTCAAAAATGGTATTTATTGAATAAAAAAGATAAATGATATTAAAAGAGTTAGAATTAAAAGTAAAAGAGTTTGCTAATTATGTAGTACAACAGTCAAGATCTAACTTAACAAAAGGAGGATCTAACGCTAGCGGTAGTTTATATAAATCTATTAAACCAAACGTTATAGTAGAGAAAGACGCTTTTATTGTTCAGTTTTCAATGGAGGATTACGGAGTATTCCAAGATCAAGGGGTTAAAGGTACTACTTCTAGTTATATAGAAAACGCTAAAAGCCCTTTTAGATTTGGAACAGGATCCGGACGAAAAGGAGGACTAACTGACGGTATACAAAATTGGGTAAAACTAAAAAAATTTCGTTGGAGAGATAAAAGAGGTCGATATATGAGTTATAATAGTATAAGCTATATAATTATAAATAGTATATGGCGAAAAGGTTTAAGAGCTAGGTTTTTCTTTACTACTCCTTTTGATAAAGGTATTCAAAGATTTGGGGATCAGTTCTTAAATGCTTTTTTATTAGATACAGAAAAGAATATAATATTTGGAGAAAAAAGATAAACAATGGATATAAGACCTTTAAGATCGCCTATTTATGTAGTCCTAACCGCTCCAAGTGGAGCAGTCTCAGCTAAATTAGAATTAACTATTGATAGTACGTTAAGATATACAATTATAAAAGATTGTACGGCCGGAAGTACCGTAACTTTTGAAATAGCGGAGCTAGCTAAAGATTATATACAAACTCCTCAATGTTGGACGATAGGCGGCGTATCTACTTTTTTTGCTAACTCTACTCAAATAGAAATTACTAGAGCAGTTAAATTTTATGATGCTGCAAATGCGGGAGGATCTCAAGTAGGATCTACAAATAGCGATACCTTTAACGGCTTTGACGGTTACGGCGAATGGGTTGAGGGGGCAAACTCAGAAATACCAAAAGGAGCTACTAACGCTTTTTTAATATCTAAATTAGACGGAACTAATTACGAATTTTTTGCTCCGGCCTCAACAATTTTGAGAATAAGTGCAACAGACACAAATGACGATATAGTTAATATAAGTAATATAACTTCCGGATCTAGCGATAGTACATACGCTTATAGATCCTCAACTCTTAATATTAAAGTTGTAGACTGTTCAAGATATACTCCTACTCAAATTATGTTTGTAAATAAATTTGGAGCTTTACAACCTTTATTTTTCTTTACTAAAAAAGTAGACGTTATAAATACTAAGTCTGAAACTTTCCAAAGAAATATTATAGATACCTCAACTACAACTCCAAGTTATTTTAGGCCGGCCGTTGGAGGTTATCCTAGTTATCCTCATAGTATAGAGACATATAATAAAAACGGTAAAAAATCATATTCTCTAAGCTCGGGATATTATCCGGAAAGAGCTAACGCTTATTTTGAGCAGTTGCTTTTATCTGAGGCGGTTTGGATCATTATAGATAACAAACCTATTCCCGTAATTGTAAGATCAAGTAACTTAACTTTTAAAACTAGCTTAAACGACAAATTAGTAGAGTATACCATAGACTTTGAAGAGGCTCAAGATTTTATTAATAATGTTAGATAATGCAAAAACTACAACTCTTTATAAGTGGAACTAGGATAGATTTATTCAAAGATGAGAGCGTTTCAATAACTCAAACTATACAGAATATTAGAGACATTAAAAAGATCTTTACAGACTTTACTAAAACCTTTAGTATTCCGGCCTCCAAAGTAAACAATAAAATATTTAAACACTATTACAACTTTGATATTACAGACGGCTTTGATGCTAGAAATAAAGTAGCTGCAAATATTGAATTAAATAATATACCATTTAAAAAAGGCTTTGTAAAATTAGAGGGAGTACAATTAAAAAAAAATAAACCTTACGCTTACAAAATTACATTCTTTGGAGAGACAGTAAATTTAAAAGATCTAGTAGGAGACGACGAACTATCCGGATTATCTAGTTTAAATAGTTTAAATGAAAATTATAATAGTACAAGAGTCAGACAATTATTACAAACTTTAACAAGTAGTACAAATCTAATTACTCCTTTAATAACTCACGGTACGCAATTATTTTATAATAGCAGTAACTCAGCTCATACTAACGATACAGGAAATTTATATTATCATACAGGATCCTCACACGATCACGGGGTAACGTGGACGGATCTAAAATATGCTTTAAGACTACAATCTATAATAGATGCTATTGAAACTAAATATAGTATAACATTTAGTAACGATTTTTTTAACGACTCTTCTAATACAACTTTTCATAATTTATTTATGTGGTTGCACAGAAAAAAAGGAGACGTAGAGCCGGCCGAACAAGTAGAAATGCAATTTGGACAAGTTAGTTTATGGAGTGCTTATAATACCCCGTCGCCTAGATTATTTAACCAACAAGGATCTTTAGTTGTAGCGGGAACTCTTGTAACTTCGCCGGCTCAAATATTTAGTCATACTTTAACTATGACTCCTACGGATCTAAACGTTTCTTACGATATACAAATATTTAGAAACGGATCTTTATATTATTCTAAACAAAATAATCAAGGTACTACTCCGCTTAGTCAGTCAGATTTTACATTAACCGCCGGTAGTTTTACTTTAAAAATAGGTACGGCAGACTCTAGCGGAATTACTTTTAATACCTCTAATATAGTTTGGGAGGTAAACGGAATAGAGGGAGGAGAGTCTTTATCGGGTGGTTGGACGGATATTTGGAGAAATGGATCGTCATTAACTACCTCTACTACGTTTGAGTTTGTTATAACAGAGCAGATCCCAAAAATAAAAATTTTAGATATCCTTACAGGCCTTTTCCAAATGTTTAATTTAACGGCTTTTGTAGATGCTAGTGGAACAATAGTAGTAAGAACTTTAGATAGTTTTTATAATGCCTCTAGTACAACTTGGACTATTGATGAGTTTGTAGATGTTAAATCTAGTAGCGTAGATCTTGCTTTGCCATATAAAGAAGTAAAATTAGCTTATAAAGGATTAAAGACTTTTTTAGCTATTCAATATGAACAGTTAGAAAATAAGGGTTGGGGTACTTTAGACTTTAGCTTAGATAATGCTAAATATGATGCTCCGGAAGAGTCTTACTCTATTGATTTACCATTTGAACATTTACAATATCAAAGATTAGTAAACTCGAACGGAGGGGCTAATACAGATATTCAATGGGGTTGGTTTGTTAATGATAATCAAGAGGCTACTTATAGTTTACCTTTATTGTTTTATCCAATTAAAATAAGCGGAGGAACGGCTATATCTTTTAGAAATACGGCTAGCTCTCATCAATCTTTAACAGTATATAACGTCCCGTCAAATAGTTTAGCTTTAGCAAGCGGTACGAGTACGACAAATATTAATTTTAGTTTAGAACAAAACGAATATACTTTAGATACTTCTTTTACAGGGACATTATTTGAAAACTTTTATAAGAATTTCTTAACAGATATTTATAATAATAAAAGGCGTTTAACAAAAGTCAAAGCATATATTCCATTAAAAATGATATATAATTTAAAATTAAACGATCAAATCTCGTTAAATAATAACAGTTATAGAATTAATAGTATAACAACAAATCTAACTACCGGAGAAAGTAGTATAGAGTTACTCAATATAGTATGATAAAAAACATAATAGACTTATTACAACTTTGTAACGGCGAAACAGAAAATATCAGAATAGCTCAAGGCAAGTATGCTTTACCTACAAACTTTAAACAAGCGTATAAACAAATCAAAAAGGATCTCAAATGGCAGTAGTTTCAAAAGAGTATGAATTAAAAATTTCAACGGCCGACGCTCAGAAA